CTTGTTGTATTTATGATACACTTTCCTTAGACAGTAAATCTTTTGGAATCTTTATTGTAATGTAAATAACTTCCCACAATATATTTTGATTTACCTACAGGTTTAGCACCAGCGTGCATCCAAGGCCATAAAGGCGGAAACATTAATAGGTTTCCTTTTTTGCACGGAGATGCTACTCCCAATTGTGGAAATGCCGTTTCTCCCCTTTCATTGTCATCCAAATATATAAAGAATACCAAGAACCTTAATGCTGATTCAGAACTAATTGCATCAACATGAGGTCCAAATTCATCTTTATCATTATTCAAATATTTTTTTATTCGTATCTGTTCCAAGATGTCAGTTCTTTCAACAGGCCACATTTGAGGTGTAATGTCGCAATCTTGTTTGTATTGGTTAATATAATGTAAAAAGACATTCGATAGTTTGGATACATCATCTTGCCAATACGACTTATCATAAGAATTTAAATTTAGATTGAGTTGAGAGAATGACATTGGACCTTGCTCAATGTGTTCTTGTTGTTTTGGATTTCTCTCAAACTTTTTTATTAGTTCATCACAATAATCATCATCAATGACATTATTGTATATTTGGATATAATTATTCATAGTGTAGATATGAGTGGGCGAAATATTTTGGACCAGATATTGGTTTTCTACCAGCGTGTA